CGTGTAGGGAGTCGCGGTCAACTTCAAGTACCGCTTTTTCCCACGGCAATCCACGTCCATCCGCACGACCACGTCGCCAGCGGTGGCGGTCGGCGTGGGCAGCGTGAAGCCGCCGGTGCCGCCACCGACGAACGCCGTCACGTCGCTGTAGTCCGAGTTGTTGTCGGACTCGCTGAGCTTCAGCACCGTGAAGGACGCCTGCGAGGTGAAACCCGCGTTCGTCCACGGCTCCTGGGCAACGTCGAGCGACACGTACTCGTAGCCGAGACGGTCGATCACCAGCGTGTGGGTCTGCGCCGCCGTCAGGTTCTCGGTGTGGCCGACGACGGACTTCGTGGCTTCGAGATGGTTCACTGTTCAGATCTCCTCGGAGGGTTGAAAGTCAGTCGCCGTATCAGCCGAACTTGAGAGCCACGACCGGGCCAGCCTTGCTCGTTGAGCCCACGTCATGCACGACGATCGCGTTGCGGGTCGTGGCGAACGTGAGGGTCTGGTCGTACTCGATGTACCGCTCGGACGCCGTGCGGATCTGGATCGCCCGACGCTCGCCGTAGACGGCGGCCTGCGAGAGGTCGCCGAAGAGGCAGGCCACCTCGCCGCTGCTGTCGTCGAGGCTGGAGTGCATCGCCGAGACGAGCACGACAGGGTATCCGAGGAACCGCTCACCGAACCCGGCGGCCACGTCGCTGGACGAGTTGCCGCCAGGGCCGCTCGCACCACCGGGGAGCATCGCGAGCCTGAGCATCGCAGCGCCCCAGCCGGACGGGGAGATGTAGAACCGGGCGTTCCGCCGAGCATAGGTGGGCAGCTTCGCCACCATGTCGGTGAAGTTTTTCATGGTCAGTTCGCCGTAGGTGTCCTCGGTGCCGTTGGTCGTGGTGACGACCGACGCCGAGTGAGCAGCCTTGACGATCTTCTTCGTGATGCTGACCACGCCGTGGTAGGTGCTCTCGCCGTCGGCAGGACCGAACGCCGAATTATCGACGGCCTCGGCGAACGCTTGAGCCGTCTCGACGGCCATGAGGTCGGCGAGGTCGATGACCGAGTCTTCGAGCAGCGAGTTCGGGACGCGATTCGCCACGCCCCAGATCTTCGCGACGAGCTCGACGTTGTCGAACGTCACGTCGCTCGCGAGAACCTCGGCGTTCTCACCGACCGGACGGGCGGCGAGCCCACCGGTGCGACGGGCGATGTTGAGGGTGTCGCTCGACATCGGCACCCGGCGAGCGTACTGCGGGAACACGCCGTACTCCTCGACGAGCCGGATGATCTCGTTGCTGAGCTCGGGGCTGGTCAGCACACCACCGAGCGAGTTGACGCCGCCCGCCTGGGCGCGGCTCTCGACGCCGTGATCGACGCACCACCGACGAGCCTCGGCGTCGCCGAACACGTAGCCCCTCAGGTGCATGCCAGCGCGGTACGCTGACTCGGCGCTGCGGAACGCCTTGAGCGGTCCGTGGCTAACGGGGATCGCGGGGACGGTTCGCTTCTCCACGGGAGCCTCCTCGGCAGCAGCCTTCTCGATCGCCTTGGCGGGAGCACCACGCTCCAGCACGGCACGCAGTTCGAGGTTCTTCGCCTCGATGGCACGCAGCAGCTCGATCTGGCTGCGGAGCTTGTCGGCACGCTCGGACAGCGAGCGAAGCGACGACTCCTCCTCCGCGTCCATCGCGGGGGCGTCGCCCTCGGCGGGAGCCTCGGACATCGCTTCCATCTCGGCGACGACCTGGGCGAGCTCGTCGAGAAGCTGCTTGATCTTGTCCACGGTGCGATCTCCTTGGTCGGGATGCGGCGGCGCTCACGCCACCTATCCACGAACCTACGGAGCCAGACAGGCACCCATCCAGTTCGACGCCGGGTTTTTTACTATGAAGTAAAAGCCCGACGACGCACGTGCTCGGAATGCACGACGTGCTTGTCTGTGTGCCCGCAGCGGGGGCAGCGCAGGTAGCGAGTCTGGTACTCGCCTCTCGCCTGACTCGACGCGACGTTGAGGCGAGCGGCTTTGCACCGCTCGCACGTGTCGCCGGACTTAGCGGCCATGCTTGGTCAGGTACTCGCGGAGTTCTCGGGCGCGGGTCGCCGCAGCCATGCGGCGATGAGCCTCGGCGTCACGCTGACGGCGAAACGCATCGTAGGAGCGCTGGGCGATCGTCACGTCAGCATCCGGGTATGCCGGGAAGCAGACTGGTCCCAAATCGATCAGAGAATCCACCCTCTGGATCGTCCGCACACTGCGGCCATCTTCGACCGCCCACGAGTCGCCGCCGCTCGGCACGGTGAACGAGAACGACGAGCCCTTGACGATGCCCGCACGGATGTTGCTCGCGATGTCCCGCCCGTACGTCGTGTCAGGCACGGGGAACTCATACCGCAGCCCCACCTCGTCCACGCTCATCGACAGCGTGCCGGGATAGCGGGCCAGCGGGAAGTTGGCGTCGTGATTCCAGAGGGCGCGAGTCTCCAGCGGCCGCCGCCGCCCGCGACGCTCGGCGACGATACCGAACGCACCTGGGTCGATCCGCTCGACGAAGTCACCGAGGTCGAGCGACAAGACGCCGAACTTCGCGGCGTAGCCGACGATGTACTCGCGCTCGCTGCCGTCATCCTCGCTGCGGCTCTCGACCGCGAGCAGCGGGACCGCCGATTCAACCTCGTCAATCGCGAGGGAACGTCGCTCGATGTTCATCGTCGTGCTCCTGTCGTTCTCGTCCGCTGCCTCGATCTGCCGCGTCAACTTGCTCGCCCACGCCTGCCCCGGATCGCCGCCCCAGAGAGCCCATGCGATCCGGCCCGCGCTCGGGAAGCCGTCCTGCCCCGGACTCCATCCCTCGCCCTGCTTGTCCACTTCGTGCCGGGCGAAGTAGCTCGCCATCCGCTTCGCCGTGTCGGGCGAGATGTTCGTCCCGTTGCTCAGGTCGCGTGCTCGGGCAACGCCGACTGCCGTGCCGCCTCGGCCGTACTCGTCGCGCCATGCCAGCCCTCGGGCCGCCTCTTCCCGCACGCCCGACGGCGGCGAGAAGTCGATGTGGTCATACCTAGCCACGCTTCCGCCTCCGTGGCTTCGCCCGTGGCTCCACCGCAGGCGGCGGCTCGGGCAGCGCGTCGATCTTCGTGAGCGTCGAGACCTTGTGTCCGACCTGCGTCTCGGTTGCCCGCCACCCGCCGCTGACCTCTTCGTAGACCGTGATCAGCGCCGCCGGGTCGTCCTCGGTTGCGTCGATCGTGAAGTCGGTGCCGGGGATGTCGAGCGTGCCGTAGTCCATCACATGGTCGATCCGCCCACGGGCGCGACCGCCAGACGAGCCCCACGAGACGAAGTCGCCCTCGGCGACGGTGCCGGGCTCGGCACGCTCTTCGAGCGACCTCGCGGGGGCGTCTTCGACGACCGGCACTTGCTGCGGCTGCGCATCCGCTGCTACTGCCGGTTGACGCTCGACCACCCCTGCGAGGATCGCGTCGATCTGTGCGGGCGGGATGCTCGGGAATGACGCAGCGATCATTGCCGCAGCGCCCTCGCGGGTGACGAGACCATCGGAGATCGCCTGCACGATCGCGATGAGCCCGGTGATCTGGGCACCGTTGAGCGAGACCTCGGCGACCTGGGGCGTGGCGTCCGGTGCGGGTTCGTCTTCCGGTGAAGCGGCTTCGGCAACCGGCTCCTCGACGACGATCTCTTCGACGACTGGCGTCGGCTCGGGCTCGGCCGCAGCCTTGTCGAGCGTGGTCATGTTGAGTTGCACGAACCGCACGTCGCCGCCATCGACGGGGTTGAGGTTCTCCAGCGCCCGGATCTCGTTGACGCTCAGAACGCCGAGGTTCCAGAGCGTGTTGTAGTAGGCACCACGCCCCGCAGCGTCTGCCCGCAGCGAGCCGCGAGTGTCGAACTCCGCGAAGAGCGTGTCGTCGGTGATGAGGTCGCGACCAACCGCAAGCTCGATGCGACGCAGCCACGGCATCAGCCCGTTCGTCACGAAATCGAGCGACTGCTGTTCGATGTTCGAGAACGACGACCGCGTCAGGTCGCCCACGAGATGCGGCGGCACGCCGTAGATGCGGCAGATTTCCTCGACGGCGAAGCGGCGGGTCTCCAGAAACTGCGACTCCTGCATGTTCCCGCCGCCGAGCTCGATCGGCTTGAGCCCGCCTTGGAGCACCGCCGTGCGGTGACTTCGCTCGCTGCCACGGTGCATCCGCTCCCAGCCGTTGCGAAGCGCCTCGGCCGCCTCGGCTGAGATCGTGCTATCGGTAGACAGAACCACACCGGGCCGGGCACCGTTGCCGAAGTACGACGCGCCGTGAATCTCGCACGCACGGGCCAGCCCGATCGCGTCGCGGGCGAGCTCGACCGGCACCATGCCGTTGACGCCGTCGTCGGACAGCCACCGCAGGTGCATGATCGCGTCCTGCGAGTAGATCGTCTCGGTGCCGCGATCCTCTCGGTAGCGGTAACGCAGTCGCCCATTCTCGATCCGCTCGACCTGCATCCGGCTCGGGTGCAGCACGATCAACTGCGTGGCAGGACCGGCACCGGCGATCTCGACGAACGCCTGCCCGTGCGTGAGCAGGTGGAGCATGATCTGCTCTCGCCACTCGTAGCTCGTCTGCCAGCCGTTCGGACGCTCGTGGAGGATGCGGTACAGCGGCACCTCGCGGGCGATTTCCTTGCCGCCGTTGGGCAACCGCCGGTAGAGATGCAACGGGAGCCCGGCCACGCTGGACGAGAGCACGCGAACGCACGCGAGGACGACCGTCGAGCGGAGCGCGGTCTCGGGGTCGATCCGCACGCCCGACGGATTGCGGTTGCCGCCGTAGCCGCCCGACTCGTAGTCCCAGTTGCGAGACTCGTACTCTGAGGTCGGAAGCCAGAGGATGCGGTCTGAGGGTGCAATCATAGGAAAAGCATCGAGGGTTCTGGTGTGCTGTCAGGCGGCTTTTGCGCTGCGTGACATCCGATTCCCATCACGAGTGCCACGACGCCGTCGATTCGGTCGGAGCTTCCATGCGGCGGCTTGATCGGCTTAATGTTTCCGGCGGCATCCACCTTGACGCTGGCGTTGCTTGCCATCCACGACAGCACCGGATTGCCGCCGTGCCTGAGCTTGCCGGAAACAATGAGCCCTTCGAGTTGCTTCGACGGGCTGGACATCGAACCGAAGCCCTGCCCGAAACCTACCACCTCGATCCCGTCCCCTTGCAGTTGCAGGGAGAGTTGCGTCGCGTTCCAGCGGTCGATCGCGATCTGCCGCACGTTGTATTTTTTGGCGAACTCGTTGATGTCGCGGCGGATCACGTCGTAGTCGGTGACGTTGCCGTCGGTCATGACGAGCCCGGTGTCGGGGTCTTTGGCCCAGGTGATGTACGGCACGCGGTCGCGCTTTTCGCGGTCGAGTGCGTTGACGCCGGGAATCCAAAAACGGCACAGCACGTCAAACGTGCCGTCTGGTTCCGGAAACACCGCGACGAACGCCGACGTGTCGTACGTCGTTGCGAGGTCGAGGCCGCACCAACACTCGCGGCCGTCAAGCGGAGCAGGGGGGGCGGATGCGCACGCGTCCCAGGTCTCCATCTTGATCCACCGCGTATCTTGCTGCGTCCACTGGTTGAGCCGGTATCTGCGGAACGAGTTTTCCTTGGTGCTGGAGAGTTGGGCCTCCCGGCAGTCGGCGGCGAAGTCGTCCGGTTTGATCGTCACCCCCCACGACGGATTCGCCTTCGGCCACGTGTCCTCGCTCGTCCACTCGTCGTTCTCCTCGGCCTCGTATATGCACGGAAAGAACGTCGGATCGTGTGTCCAATCTCGCAGCACCGCCTTGGCGTAGGCGTACTGTTCCCAGCAGATCGAGTTGCGGTCGTAGCCTGCCGTCGTGATCGACACGATGAGTGGCTGCTCGCGTGCCGCACCGCCATACCGCAGAGCATCCCAGAGCCGCCGGTCACGCTGGGCGTGGAGCTCGTCGAAGAGGAGCCCGTGGATATTGAGACCCTCGGCCCGGAACGCGTCGGCAGACAGAACTCGGTAGAACGACGACGCGTTGCGGTAAGCGATCGTGCGGCGGGAGTCGATGACTTCCAGCACGCGGGAGAGCTTGGGCGACGCCCGCACCATGCTCGCCGCTTCGCGGAACACGATCGACGCCTGCTCGCGATCGGCACCGCACCCGAAGATTTCGGCCCCGGCTTCGCCGTCGAAGGCGAGAAGGTACAGGCCGATACCAGCAAGCAGCGTGGACTTGCCCTGCTTCTTTGCGGTCGAGATGTACGCCATCCGGTAGCGGCGTGTGTTGTCGTCGAGCCGCTTCCAGCCGAACAACTCGCCGAGCATCGCGGTCTGCCAATCGAGCAATGCGAACGGCTCGCCTGCGTGCTTGCCCTTCGAGTGTCGCAGCCACTTCTCGAAAAATCCGACGACGTGTTGCGCCGCCTCGGTGTCGAAGTAGTAGTCAAGCCCCTGGCGTTCGGCGTCGCTTCGCAGCGTAATCGGCAACCGGGTCTGCTTCTTCTTGGGCATGCGTGCTCACCTGCGAACGGCTGCTCGGCGTCATGCCGAAGTCCTGCTGAAGGCGACGCAGATCGTTGCGGAGCGATCGCTCGTCAACCGCCCACGAGTACGGCTGCGTCCACTTGATCCGCATCCTCCCGTCCGTTCGATTCGGGTCTGGCTCCATCTGCACGTTGTCGCGTCCGAACTGCTTGCACTTCTCTTTCGCCTCGATCCACTTAGACCACGTGTGGCAATAGATCGCCCACGCATCCACGTCGGCCTCCGTGAACACGCGCATCCGCCGCAGCGTCGGAACGGTCTCGTGCCACTTTTGCACGGCGACCGGATCGTCCTTGATCGAGGCTGGCGGGTCGAGCTTGTCGAGCAGGTCTGGCGTCGGCTCGTTCGTCGGCAGCGCGCCCTTGGACGGGTTGCCGCGAATGTATTTCAGGATCGACGGTTCGGGCGGGGGGCCGCGCTTGCCCATGATGCGTTCTCCTACGACCAAAAGAACAGAATCGCATCCTGCCATGCAGGCCACTTGTCTGTCATGAAGATTGTTTTCGGAACAGAGTTGTGCTTGAAGTGCGACATGAGCGGTGCGATCCTGCGACGAGCCGCTGCGCAGTCCTTGTCAAATCGGAAGTGGTACTCGACGGCCATAGCTCGTATACCATCCAGTGGTAGTCCTGCGTCGAGAATAGGCAGTTCGCCGCCCTCGATGTCGATCTTGAGTCCGTGCGGCTTGTGCTTATCGATCTCGTCCGCGAGCGAGACGTTCTTCACAAAACGCTGCACGCCCTTCGCAACTGACGAGGATCTCGCAGGTGTGCGTTCGTTGAACGACACCGAAGAAACGCCGCCGAGGCGGGCAGACACGAATGCCGTCTGGACGTTCGAGCGGCATCCGTTCACTCGCAGATTCTCAGAAGCCACCGCAGTGTTCTCGCTGCACGCCTCGTACCCAAAGACCTCCGCTCCCATTTTTTTCTCTGCCCACACAGCGAATGCCCCGACGTTCGCCCCGCAATCAAGCCACCTCTCTCCGCGTCGTACAGAAAACCCGAGCCGAGGCTTCTCGTAGCATCTCGCTTCCACCACCTCACGATAGACCTCGTCGTCGTGCGGTCCTCTGGAGACGAATCGCAATCCGCCCGCGCTCACCATGTTTAGTCCTGCGGTAGTCATCGTGTCTGCGGCCTCTCCTTGGCTCGCTTCTGTTCGGTCTTCGTGCGACGATCACGCAACGCATCGACTTCACCCCGCACGGTCTCGCAGTTCCACATCTGCTTGAGCGAGTAGTAGACGACGGTAAAGCGAAACGCATCTTCGGAGAGCCGCTTGATCGGCGTCACTCCGTGCAGCAACTTCTGACCGTCGAACAGGATTAGCGAGCGGTCCGCGATCTCGAATGCCATGCCAAGCTCGGGGCAGGCTAGATGCCCGCCTTGCGTCTTGTGCCTGAACGCGACCATCGCAGAGCAGACCTGTGAAAAGTTCCCTGCGTCGAAGTGGTATTGCAGAGGATTGTTGTAGTTGACGATGCCGCTTGTGAATACGCTGTTTGGGATCATCCACTGCTCGCGGACTTTCGCCGCCACTTCACGGTGATGCCCGTGAACGTCTGGAAAAAACTGGCGATACTGCGCATCGACCGCCGGTGCCGCACCGCAGATGGCGGCGTGTTCTTCTGGATGCTCGGTAGCCATCGACGTGGCGCGGCACGCGTGGCCTCGCAGCACGTTGCGAGGTGCGTATCCAAAGATGCGACTCGTTGAAACAAGGCCGCCTGTGCGGGTGCTTGTCTGGTACTTGACGCGTTGCACCGCTGCTCTCGCACGATCAACGTCGGGATGCGACAGCCGCGATATGTACACAATCTTCGGCTGACCGCCAACCGTCACGACGCAATCATCTTTGATGAGCGTGTCGCAGTCTGACTCTTTTGCCGAACGCCGCTGGAGCATCTTTGGGTCTATGCTACGCGGGGTCGCGTTGAGATACTGCATAGCCGTTAGTTTCAAGGAGGTGCAGGATAACTTCTGTGTTGTTCGAAAGTCCGAACTTCTCGGCGTGTTCGCCAAGTGCGTCAACGACGGACTCGTACTGCGATTGGTCAAACACAAGCACGATCTGGCGGACCACGCTCGCTTCGTAGTCGCGGTCGGCTGCGCTTTCCTCTGCTTCGGTTGGCTCGATGTCAGACGGGCCGTCGCGCAGCGTGCCGTACAGCCCCGCGTCGCTCGCCGTCGCTGCAAGCATCCGCTGCAACGCCTCGCTCCCCGTGTCCACGTTGCGGAGCAGTTCGTCCAACTTCGCCGCGTCAGATTCGGCCATCGCGGCCAGCGGGTCGAGCGTCGCAAGAATCTTGTCGGCCTCGGCCTCGGTCACGTCGAGGACAAGCACCGGCACGTCGCCGTCGCCAAGCGTCTCGGCTCGAAGGTGGCCGTCGATCAGCATGAGCGAGCCGTCGGGCAACTCGCGTGCGAGGCAGGCGTCGGCCAGCCCGACCTCGGCCAGTACGCCACGGAGGGCATCCTGCTGGGCCTTCGGGTGCGTCCTCCAGTTTTTCGGATTGGGTCGGAGGTCGCTCGCAGGGACCATACGGAGCGATTTGACGCGGTTTCGAATGTTCATGTGTAGGAACTATTGGCTAGTGGAAACGGGCCTCAGAACGCATGTGCGGGGCTCGCGGAAGGGGGGGCCAAAAACTCCCGGCCGCGCACGCCCAAGGGCAACAACAGGTTTTCCTCACAACGCTCCCGCAAGGCTCACCCCGCCCCCCCTGTCGCGGGGAGTCTCAGGGGTTATATGGCCCCTTTTGCTTCGCCGCTCCTACGAAAGATCGATGCTGATCGGTTTTTGTCTTCCGGGCATGGCACGCGATGCACAGGCACTGCCCGCCATCCACGTCATACCGGCTGCGTCCATCCTCGCAGTGATCGGTCCCGTGCACGACCGGGCTTGCGTGGTCCGCGTGGGCTTCCCGCTTGTCGGCACAAATCCTCCCGCAGTGTCGGCACGTCCACGCGTCACGCAGTAGCACGGCCAGCCTCCATGCCCGGTGCCGCTCGTCGCAGTAGCCACGCTGGTAGGCGTTGGGTCGAGCCTCGGGCTTGCGTGGCGTGCGGAGCCGAGGAGGGCGGCACGTCGGTATCCGCTGCGGCATATCCTCACGCTACCACGCGTCCCCGTAACGCTTGCAGTTCGGCGTCGATCATGCCCGCCACCAGCCCCCCGAACGTCAACTTCGGAACCCAGCCCAACGCTCGGCGTGCCTTGCTCGCGTCGCCCTGTAGCAGGTCCACCTCGGCCGGTCGGTAGTACCTCGGGTCGATCTCGACGTGGTCTCGGTAGTCCAGCCCAACATGGGCGAACGCCCGCTCGCAGAACTCCCGCACGCTGTGCGTCTCGCCCGTGGCGATGACGTAGTCGTCGGGCTCGTCCTCTTGGAGCATGAGCCACATCGCCTCGACGTAGTCGGCGGCGTGTCCCCAGTCCCGCCGGGCGTCGAGGTTGCCCAGGTACAGCGTCTCGGGGATGCCGCTGGCGATCCGTGCCGCTGCCCGTGTGATCTTGCGGGTCACGAACGTCTCGCCCCGCCTCGGGCTCTCGTGATTGAACAGGATGCCGCACGATGCGTGCATCCCGTAGCTCTCGCGGTAGTTCACCGTGATCCAGTGAGCGTAGACCTTCGCCACGCCGTACGGCGACCGTGGGCGAAACGGCGTCGTCTCCTGCTGCGGCGTCTCGGCGACCTGCCCGTACATCTCGGAGGAGGACGCTTGATAGACACGGCACCCAGGCACGACGCGGGCTGCTTCGAGGACGTTGAGCGCTCCGACGCCGACCGCTTCCGCCGTGTACGCGGGCTGGTCGAACGACACCCGCACGTGACTCTGTGCCGCGAGGTTGTAGAGCTCGTCAGGCTCGATCTCAGCGACGAGCCTTGCCATCGCACCGCCGTCGGTCACGTCGCCGTAGTGGAGGTTGAGCCGGTTGAAGATGTGCTCGATCCGCTGCGTGCCGAACGTGCTGGACCGCCGCACGATGCCGTGGACGACGTAGCCCTTCGCGAGCAGGAGCTCGGCGAGGTACGAGCCATCCTGCCCGGTGATGCCGGTGATCAGAGCGACGCGCATTGATCCCTCCACCACGAGACCGTCTCGGCGATGCCGTTCTCCAGGCTGACCTTCGGCGTCCACCCGAGGATTTCGCGGGCTCGCGTGGCATCCACCGCACGCCTCGGCTGACCGTCGGGCTTCGATGAGTCCCAGCGAATCACGCCCATGTAGCCGCACTCACCCGCGATCATCTCGGCCAACTTCCGCATCTGCACTTCGCCGCCGCCGCCCAGGTTGATCGGATCGGGCGTCGTCACCGTCTCCGCTGCTCGCACGATGCCTTCGGCAGCGTCCGCCACGTGGAGGAACTCTCGGCTCGCACAGCCCGTTCCCCAGAGCGTCACAGGATCGGTGCGACAGAATCGGCGAATCATCGCCGGGATGACGTGCGACGATGCCGGATCGAAGTTGTCGTGCGGCCCGTACAGATTCGTCGGAATCACAACAGAACCCGGCAGAGAATACTGCTTGTGGTACTGCCGCAAGAGTTCGTAGATCGCTCGCTTCGCAATCCCGTACCCCGCGTTCGTTGGCTCGGGGTAGCCGTTCCAGAGATCCGACTCGACGAACGGCACTGGCGGATCGAGTGGATAACTGCACACCGTCCCGACGACGACGACCTTCTCGACCTCGAACCGTCGGCACTGCTCGATCACGTGCAGCCCCATCGCGAGGTTCGCGTAGGTAAACCTTCCCGGCGTCGCCATGTTCGCCCCGATGCCGCCGACTTCGGCCGCGAGGTGCAGAACGACTTCGGGCCGGTGGTCGTCAAACAGGTCGATCGTGTCCTCCTCGCTGGTCAGGTCGCACGCGACCCGGCGAGGCACGATCACGTGACGGCATCCGCGACTGTGCAGCACGCGGCAGACTGCCTTGCCGAGAAACCCGGCACCGCCCGTGACGAGGATTCGCTTGGTTGATATGTCCATGCCCGCATGGTGCGGCACGTGTCAACTCAGCCGTCCTCGTTTCGGCTCGCGAAGTAGCCTCGCACCCACTCGACGAGCGTCTCGGGTGCCGAGTCCGTCCATCGAAGCAGACCGTTCTCGTCCACCTCGACGTGCGTCGCCGGGTCATATCCGCCGTTCACGACGGGATACCACCGGGAGTGATACTGCCGGTCGGCGAGGCTCCCGTGGTGCAGGTGCATCGCGTCACCGGGCAGGCACGCGATCTCGCCTTTCACCTTCGCGTACGCCACCTCGCTCCACTCGCGGAAGTGCTTCGCCATCGGCTCGTTCATGATCCGCAGGCAGCGTTTCACTTGGTGGTTCGTCCATCCCTCGACCATCATCGAATCGCCGCTGCCGACGATGTGGCGATCGTAGAGCGGCCAGATGTCGCGTCGTGCCGCCCACGCACCGCCGGGACAGCAGTTCTGCTCGCTCAGATACCTTTCGCAGCGATGCCCGACGCACAGTTTCTTGCTCTCGATCTGCCCGTCTGGCCCGGCGCAGTGCCACTCGTTCCAGCACTGCACCACGGGCCACTCTTCGAGCGTGCGGCATAGCCGCTCGGGCCACTGGTGGTCGAGGAAGACCATATCGGCGTCGATCCATGCGACCTTGTCGAAGCGGTCGGGCAGGCGTTCGACTGCAAGATTGATGAGCCGCTCCTTCTGCCAGAGCACGTTTCGGTCGCCGCCTCGGACCTGGAGCCACGCGTCGTCGCACGCGAACGCTTGCCCTTCGTAGGCGAGCTCGACGTTGAGCGTCGGCACGCCCCACCACTTCATCTCGTGGAGAAAGCGCAGGTAGTTCCTCCGCAGCGATCGCCAGCCAGCCGGGTTCCAATACACGCAGACGACGGCGAGCTCGCCGGGTCGCGGCACCCGCTCGCGTCGCTCGCGCTGCGGTTCTTCGCGACGCAGGATCGACGACAGGACGACCATATCACTCGCCCGCCGCGATGACGCCCTGCTCGATGCCCACCTTCGCCACATAGTTCATGAGCGCCCCAACCGCCGCCGCGAGGTCCGCGTCGGCCTCCGCTCCCGCGAGCAGGTCGCGCACATGCAACCGGATCGGCTCGGCCGGTGCTTCCTCCACGCCGTCTTCGGTCGATCGGAAGCGAACCAGTGTTACGCGGGCCTCGGCCTCGCCGCCCGTCGGAGATGACAGGACGATCTCTCTAATCCACAACTTGTCAAACACCTTTGCAGGCACGTCCAGCGGTTCAGCGCAGTACAGCGTGGGGATGTCAGCCATTGATCCTCTCCTCTAGTGCGGCGATGCGTGCTTCCAGTTGCTGGATGTACTTCAGCATCGGCGTGATGAGTTTGCTGTAGGTGACGCCTCGCAATTGCGGATCGCCGTCCACCATGTCGTAGAAACACAACTCCGGCCGCACCGCTTCAACGTCCTCAGCGATCAGACCGTAGTCGGTGACGCCGTCCGCTTCGTCGCTGTAGGTGCCGTCGGCGTTGCGCTTGCGGTAGCGGTACGAGACAGGCGCGAGCGCCGAGAGCCATGACACGTCGTCCAGCGTGACGATGTCGGTCTTGCTCTCGCGGATGGAGGAGACGTAGCCGACGACGCCGCCTGAATCAACGAATACATCTCTGTTCGTTGCGCCAACGGTGTTGTCGTACAAGCCCTTGCACGTAATTTTTCCATCGCTGCCAATCAACAAGCGCTGCGTACCGCCCGTATTCCATTGATAGTACGAAGCGGGGTTTGTGTTCCATACGAAACCGTCCAGAGCGCCAGCCGTTGGCGTGCAGTCCATCGTCACGGAGCCGGTTTGCAGGCGGAAGACACCCAGCGACCCGACGTGCAGTTGCGTGCTGGGCGTTGCCCCAATCCCCACATTCCCGCTCGCATCCACCCGCACCCGCTCAACTCCGTCCGTCACTACCGCCGCCACGTTCGCCGCCGGGAAATACAGTCCAGTATTGAGGTCGCTAAACGGTGCAACGCTGCATGACGACACACTGCCTGCGGGGACAACGACTGTGTTTTCAAACGTGGCCCTGCCCGTCGCCCTGTCAATGGCTATCGGCGTACCCAAAAACGCACCGGCGTCCGACCATCGCGTGATCCAGAGCGTGGACCCGACGTTGCTGCCGCTCTCCGCGTCGAATCCCGGGCCAACCTCCCAGCGAGTGCTGCCGGATGTCTGCATACGCAGTTGACGGACGTTGCCTGCGACGGTGCCGGTGAGGACGACCGGCGATGCGACGGTGACCTGCCCGCCAAAATAGTTTGGCGCCGTCCCGTTGGCGTAGAAGTTCCACCGCCCGGTTCCACTGGCGATGTTGCTCCAGAAACCGAAATTGTTTGTGGCTCCAGTGAGTGAATCCCTCGCGACGAAACCGTACTGACTCCCAATGGCCGATCCAGCGCCCAATGACTGCTGCGCTGCCGCGTAATGCTCAAGCGAGTTGACCGTATAGGAAGCCGCCTCTGTTCCAATGTTGCTCAAACAAGATATGAAGTTGTTTGTGCTGCTGGACGGAACCAATACACGCAACACAAATCCGGCAGTCACGCCTGCCGATGAAGGTAGGCCGCCAAGTATGGCGAACTTGTGCGAGTCGGAAAACGCAGCGGTAGCGCCGATCGCAATGCGCCCAGCCGCATCGATCACAAATGGGTCGGAGTCGCCGCTCGCGTCGTTGACGACGAAACTATTCGCCGTGCCTGCGTTGGTGACGGTGAGCGGGACTACGTTGCCGCTGTTCTCAAATGTGGCGGCACCCGTAATCGCCGCCCCCGCCTGCCCGACGATCTGCCCCGCGAACGTAGCGGTGCCGGTGGAGGAGATGGTGAGTTGCGTCGTTCCGCCTGTATGAAACGTCAACGGGATGGCCGATGCCGTGCCTCTATATTCTGCGCGTATCGAAGCGTCCGTGCCGCTGAACATCCCAATGGTCATGAAGTTGGCATTGGTGACATCTGAAGCACCGAATGCTCTGAACACGCACGTCGATCCAGTGCCAGATGGCACCCCTGCGACGACTGTCGATGCATTGCTCGCGCTGCTCTGGAACATCGCGCGGGATGCGAAATCCGCGTTGCTAAAGTCCGCAACGATACGACGCGCCGAGCCAGACAGCGTCAGGTTTTCGACGGTTGCCGTCCCCGTGAACGCCGGACTCGCCGTCGGCTGCACCGAGAGCGTGGTACGCGCCGCCTCCGCGTTGGCGTCGTCGATCAGCGACCGACCGAACGACGTGCAGGTGATCTCCTCCACGTCGCCTGCACCAGCAGACGAGCGACCGAGCAGGCGGTCGGTGGCGCTGACGTTTTGGATTTTGGCGTAGGTGACGGCGTCGTTGGCGATCTTCGCCGTCGTCACGCTGCCGTCGGTCGGCGTGCGGGTGTCGCTCAATCGACTGTCATCGCCGCGACAGGCAGAGGTGCTGCTCGTCCCGTACGTCACGCTGACCGTGCCCGACGACACGCCAAGCCCCGTGCCGACGATCACCGCACCGGCGGCACCCGTCGTCGCGAGAGGCAGGCGGGCGGCGTCCAGCGTGCCGGACGTGATGTCCGACGCTGCGTGACTGTGCGACGCGAGTGCGTATGACTGGAACGTGAACGACTGAATGACGTTCGAGGCGTCCTTGAAATACAGCACCTTGTCGGCGTAGTTCAGTGCCAACTCGCCGTGCGCCAGCGACGACGGAGCGGATGCTGCCGTTCCGCTGCGCTTGATTTGGATTGGATACGTGGGCATACGTCAGAACGTCCCCCCGTCGATGCTCGTCGCCCAGGCGATCGTGTCGCTCGATGCCGTGTAGGCGAGGAGTCCATCGTTCGTACCGCCGCCGTCAAGCGCGGTGTACGTGTTCGCCGTGTTCGCCACGAGCACCGAGCCCTGCGGTGCAGACGTGAGCCCCGTGCCGCCGTAGGCGACGCCGACGGTTGTGCCCTGCCAGACACCGGTGGCGATCGTGCCGACGCTCGTGAGCGAAGACGACACGACCGTGGAACCCAGAGTCGTCTTGCTCAGCACTGACACGGCGTCGATGCGGTAGGCGTAGCCCGAGGTGAGTTCGATGTTCTGGTTGTAGGTCCACGAGTCGGTCGCGTTGAGCCAGAGGATCGTCTTGTCGGTCGAGCCCTTGAGTGTGATGCCGCCGCCATCAGCGGTCGTGTCCGTCGGCGAGTAGACCGACCCGAGCTCGATGTTCTTGTCGTCCACTGTGACGGTCGTGCTGTTGACCGTCGTGACCGTGCCGTTGACCGTGAGGTTGCCGGTCACCGTCAGATCGCCGCCGACCGTCGCGTTGCCGCTGGTCGTGATCGTCGTCGCCGCGATCTGCCCGGCCGATCCGTAGATCACTGCCTTCGAGTTCACGACCGTGTTCGCGATCGAGCCATCGACGAGGTTCAGTTCGGCGGCACTCGACGTAACGGTGGTCGAGCCGACCTGGAACGTACCCGTGACGTTGACAGTGCCGCTGAACGTGTACGTGCCGGTCGGCGTCGCCGTGCCCGACATCGGGATATAGACGCCCGACAGTGACGGGATGTCGGCGGAGGTCAGCGCCCGGAACGTCGGCGCAGCTGCGGCACCGCTCGTCGGGCCAGCGAGGACCGTGTTCGCAGCGCGGACCTCGGTGATCGAGACGAACGCACCCGACCCACCGATCGCGATGACGCTGGTAGCCGAGCCGCCAGCGCCGCCGGTGCCAGTGCCGTAATAGAGAATCGCACTGTTCTCATTGAACGCGAGCTCGGCGTTCGCGAGCGACGACGGCGCTCCGGCACCACCGGACGACGCGCGACGCTTGATGCGGATTGTGTTGGGCATCAGAAGTTACCTCCATCGGTCAGGTTGATCTCGGCGTAGTCGGCCCACTTCGAGCCGTTGTATCGAAGCACATCGCCGTCGGCGGCTGCGGTCAACTGCACGTCAGCGAGCTCGGCGAGGCTCGTCGCACCGCCGCCTTCGCCGGTCGCGCCCGCCGGTCCCTGCGGCCCGATGCCCGCGAGCACGGTCGCCGAGATCGCCACGGGCGACACCGCGACGCTCGCGCCGCTTTCGGTCACGCTTGCCGTGATCGGTGATCCCGAGACGCTCGCCGTGATGCTCACCGCGTCACCTCCAACACGCCCGACAGTGCGGTGCGAGTGACCGCGCCCGGCGCGATCCACCGCAGTGACCAAGCATACGAACCAGACGCAAGCGCCGAGGTTTCGTTCTCTTGCAGGGAGATCGACACCGTGCCCGCAGTCGCCGAGACAACCGAGCAGGTAAAGTCGTCCACGCTGGTGCCGTCCACGAGCGACGTGATGCCCGCCGTGACCGTGTATCCGGTCAGGCTGAACGCCGCCGTGCCCTGCGAGAGCGTGACGGTCGCCGAAAACTCGTCGCCTTGGCGTGTTTTCAGGGCAAGCTGCCCTGGTAGCAGGGAAAACTCTGCCATGTCACTTCTCCTGCACCGGGGCGCTGACCTTGTACGGCGTCTCGCGTGCGCCCGGCTGGAGCGCGTAGAGCAGGCGGGTTTGCTCCTGTACCGCACCGGCGATCTCGATCTGCGTCTGCGCGAGTTTTTCGAGGAACTGAGAGTGCGCCTTCACGAGGGGTAACAGGACATCCTGTCTGCCGACGTAGAGGCACGCTAACGCCACGACAGTTGCGAAACCGTAGTCTCGGATCATCGTGAGGAACGTGCTCTGCACTTGCTCGCTGGTCATCGAGTCAACTCCTGTTGCCACGCCGCCATGAGAACGCGATTGACACTACGTTCGAGCCACCACTTGACGATGATTTGCACGATCGCATTGACGATCGCACCGAGCATCAGCGTCCAGAAAAAGCCGTACTCCTGCGGCTCGCGACCGCTCTGCCACTGATGCGCCCTCTTGACCTTCCCTGCGATCGACATCGCGACGATGTCGCGGCCCTCCTCGCTCTCGGCGTGGCCCAGGTACTCGCCCTCCCAGTTCTCGATCGCCAGCGTCGTCAGGTCATGGACGGTCTCTCTCCCCACCATGTATTTCCGCATGGGGAGTCGCTTCCACACGTGCTCGTAGAGTTCGTCGCGGGTCATCGCTTGCCGGTGCCTCCGCATTCGGGGCACTGCATCACGATCCTCCCGTCGCCGATCTTCCCGGTGCCGTTGCAGTTCGAGCACCGCTCATCGACCGGCTTCGGTGCCGGGCCGATCTCGCTCCGCATCTTGACCACCATGCGTGCAGCCTCGGCGGCGAGGTCGGCGGATACGGTCACGTCATCCGGCGGCAGAGACGCCACGCAGCCGATCGCGACGACGACGAGTACGATGAGCCAGCGCATCAGAGAATCCCCCGCAGCCACCCGGTCGGCATCACAGTCGGCTCGAAGCCAGTGAACCCGGCGAGCGCGTAGGAGTCGCCGCCACGGCACATATCGTCGATGACCTCGGCGTCCACCCATCCGCTGGTGCGCTGGAACGCCTCGGGCAGTCGCTCGTCCACCGCACCCGAGTAGCAGTTGCCCCACGAGTTCGGCACGAGCAGGGCAGGGCGATCGACACGCAGAGCGCAAGCCATCATGCAGTGCGCCCACGACCCGGCTGGCGTGAGCCAGCCACCACCGAGCGAGCCGCGATCCGCAAACCGCATCGAGAACCCACGCATCGAGCACAGTGCGACGGGGTATCCGTTGCTGATCGCTTTCGCACAGTCGTCGAACGACCGCACGAGCGTGACCTCGGTGCAGCGTCGCTTCTTCGCGTAGGGTTCCAGCACGTCGGGCAGACCGTCTCGGCCCCACGCCTTCTCCTCGGTGCCGGTGAACTGGCGATCGAACCGCACGTCGCCGTACTGCTGACCGTAGTGCAGCACGCCCCAATCTCGGACAGCCTTGGCGGCGTGGAATCCCGTCGAGCCGTCGCCGCCCGGCGCGGACGATCGCCCGCGAGCCTCGACGCGAGACAGCCCGTAGACGCTCGCCTCGATCGTGCGACCGCCGAAGACTTCGGGCTCGCGACGCACGACGACATCGCACGCGGCGAGTACGTCTACGCACATCGCGAAGCCCCAGCCCACGCACGAGCCGATAGGCTGCGAGCCACGCTTCCACGCAGGCATGCAGGCAAGCAGGTGTTGTCCGAGGAACACGTCCTCGTTCGCCGCCTGGAGGTTCGGCCCGGCCTCGGCGAGCGTCGGGCGCGGCAGCGACGACACGAACGCCGCCGCCCCATCCGGGTCGGGTGTGTAGCCGAAGAGCGGCACGAATGCGTCGGCGGTCATGCTCACCCCCCGGCTGGCATGGCCGCCCAAGCGACCGCTCGGCAGAACGCTACGTACCGCTCGCGGACGCTGGCGTCCACCGGCACGATCGCGTCACCGACCGCCGGTGCGTACGCCGCCTCGACGGCAGAGCGAAGCGGTTCGTTGCCCGGCTTGTGACCGCCGATGCGTCGCCACGCGATGTCGAGGCTGAGCGCCGTGTACATCCGCAGGGCACGGGTATCGGAGAACACGACCTCGGTGGTCGCCACGTCGCCTGCCGCGACGAGCGCGACCTTCGACCACGTCGCCGCCCAGAGCATTCGATCCGAGATGCTCATGCCCCGGAGTTGCTTTGCGATCGGCTCGACGGTCTCACGCATGGCGGCACTCGGCTCCTCGACGGCGAGCCCCGGAGCGACCACGCCACCGCCCACGGCTGGCAGCGTCGGCATCGGCACCTTGCCCCACGCGGCTGCGATGAGCAGGCTCGCGGCGATCAGACGCCCGATGATCCCGCTGTGCTGCCGGATGGCTTCGGCGGCTGCGGTGGCCGCAGCGCGGATGTACCCTGCGTACGGCGCAGCGAGCAGAGCAACCGCAGCAGCGACGGCGATGATGCGTAGGAGTGCATCGGTCGTCATCTCACTTCACCCCGACCTGGAAGAGGCAGAACCGGACCAGCGCCTCGCCCTCGGCGGTCTTCAGCACCGCCGCAACGTGCCGCACGAGCTCGTCGTCGAGCCGCGCGTCGGTCTGCTGGGCGATCCACTCGCACGCATCGGCGACGACCAAGCCCTTCTTGTACGGGTCGATCTCACCGATGAACGCACGGGCGTAGTTCACGACCGGCGAATACTTCTGGAGCAACCGCAGTGCGTCCCAGAACGACAGCGTCGCGCCGTACTGCGTGATCTCGTCGGGCGTGGCACCGAGCTCGCGGGCGTCCATGGCACGTACTCCGGGGGATTCCCCGAGTCTGCCACCTCGCCCCCCTAGCCTTGCAGTTCGTCATTGGCGAACCGCTGGACGATGTCCTTCGCGTTGATCCACCGCAGCATCCCTCCGCTCGGCGTGGTCGCCATCGTGCGATCGCGGCGTTGCTGCTCGGTCCAGAGCGCCTGCACGCACGTCGCACGGGCGGCGATCTGCGGAGCCAGCGACAGGCTCTCGCGGCTCGCCCGTTCCTCCTCGTCATCGGGGCCGGGGTCGCGGGGCGGCTTGTAGCGGAGCGAGCGGTCGTGACGTTTCGGCAGATGCCACACGTCGCGCAGGCGTATCAATTGATCTTTCGCAATCGTCCAGTGGGTGCAGATTTCCGCCATCGGCATCTGCGATTCCCACTGCACGCGCAGGATCGCGGCGTCAATTGTCGCCGTGTTGCCCGGCATCGCGTGGTGTCCAGTAGGAGACGCACCGGCTCGACGGGTTGAGATACAACCGCCCCGGCATCGTGCGATGAGCACACACGTGCTCGCAGTCCTCGCCGCTGTACCGCATGGCGAGGTAGGCGTCCCTCCGGTAGAGCGCCAGTTGCCCGAAGGCGCTGTTGAATCGCAGCGGCAGCGAGCCGACAGGCGGGTGCCAGTGATGGAACCACGTTTGATCGCGACGCCGCCAGTGATTCCACCGTGCCGCGAATGCGTCGTAGTGGATCGCGTACCCGTTGTGCTCCGCCCACGAATAGCTCGCCATGCACGACGCCCCGCGAGCCGCCTCGATATGTCCCACGCTCGTCGCGACGCCGTCAACGCTCCAGCCGCCCCAGGCATCGGAGTCGAACACGACGACATAGTCGCACGGCTCGCCGTGCCGCACCCACCGCTGGCACTGCGTGCGGTACTCCGCGAGTGCGACCGTCCGCTCGGTGTCGATCGTATGCGAGAGGTGCGGCCGGTGGTTGATGTTCAGCGACACTTGCCTCTGCGTGCCATCGGCCCACGCCGCGAGCGCGTCCTTCGTCTCGTCGGACGAGTCGTTCTCGAAGATGTACGCCGACCACGAGCGGAACATCGCGCCCGTCTCCTCTACGAGCCCGAGCGTCTGCGGCAGCCAGGGCATGGCATTGCGGCAGATGGCAACCAGCGAGGCCGTGCGATCGGCTGCGACCTCTCGCCCGACACGCACGGCTTCGGCGTACTGCTCCACGAACTCCTCGTCGGGCGGGAGCAGCACGTCGGGGCGGTGAGCCTCGATGTCGGAGGCGGTGATGGTGTAGGTCGTCATATCCCCACGTCATCCGCTGTCGCCCCGATGGCGAACGGAAAGAACTCTTGAAGATTCACAGGCCCGCTCGTCGCCTGGAGCCGATGCCACGCATCGGTCAGCCCCGTGTACCCGTAGTAGTCCTGCTTCATGGCAATCTGCTGCTCGGTCGTGTACGCGAAGTGATCGAACACGAGCCCGGCCGCCTGCGTTGATTCGATCGTGACGCACCGGTCAAACCCCGTGACGATCGGCGGCTCGTGTCGGAGGAACCGCATGCCCGGTCCCCAACGCCACGCTCGCAGCCATTCGAGGTCGCCGCGTGCCCAGCCCGTCGTGCTCGTCAGGAGCTTCGACGGCCCGACCCAGTAGCGGCACGCGAACCGGGCGGCGGTCGCCACCGGCTGCTGCATCATCAGCCAGTAGATCCGCTCCAACTGCCACGCCTGCCAGAGCTCGTCGCTGTCCACCTGCATGACGACGCCGCCTTCGACGCCTTCGAGGGCGCGTGCGATCATCGCGATCTTGCCGTCCCACGGTGAGTGACGCCACGAGCAGGTCACGTTCGGCGTGTTGTTCACCGCCCGCACGTACTCGTGCGTACCGTCCACGCTGACGAAGTCCCGGTGCCACTTGTCCGGCATCGTCTGACACCACGCGGTGCAGTGCGTCGGTGCCGCGACGCCCTCGACGATCCGCCACTGCCACGGGATCGTGAGCTGGCGAAACGTCGCGAGGTGCTGCTCGATGTACGGCTGCCCGTTGAGCACGAGCGTGAAGATGGTCAGCATTTCCAGAGCGGCGAACGCCGCCCCTCCCAGTTGACCGCCTCGACGCCGCAGTGACCGACCGTCATCGGCAGCACGACGCACGACGCGAACTGCTTCGCGAACGACAGGTCGCAGAGCTCGGCCGTGCGTGACCACTCCGGGTACAGCACGTGCCGCCGGTACAGCTGAAAGAATCCGGCGAACATCGAGGCGTATGCCTTGTTCGGCTTGCCGTCCATGAGCCGCTCGGGCGTGTGGAAATCGACCCGCCTCGCGCCGTAGAGCGTCTCGGGATTCGTCGCGTCCTGCTCGATGATCTGGCGTGCGTTCGTCGGCACCATCACGTCGGCGTCGATCAGCAGATACCACGCCTCCGGGTACGCGGCGTGAAGGTGCTCCTGGGCGAACCGGATCGCACCCGCCTTATTGAACGCTGCATCGTCGGCGTGCCACCCGTCATAGATCAGCGCCGTCGCCTCGGCTTTCTCGGCGACAGCGATGCTCGCGTCGTTCGTCTCCGTGACAACGCAGACGCCCGTGACCTGACCGGCGAGGCAGTTGAGGCAAATCGCCAGGTAGTCCGCGTAGTTGACGCTCGTCGTGATCGCGTAGATGTCCATTACTCGCCCCGCTTCACGGCGATGACTTGCCACTCACGATGCAGCACGTCGAGGTATTGACCGTAGAGCGAGAGGAACGCATCGATCGCGGGCTTCGGCGTCGGCAGGTGCTGCCGGTTCGGGTGCGGGTCGCGCCATTCGTAGTCGTCCCACACGATGACCGCGCCGACTTTGAGCAGACGCCACGCGAGGACGGTGTCTTCGAGCACCGTGCGGCCCTCGTGCCCGCCGTCGATGTAGACGCCGTCGAACATCCGATGCTCGGCGAGAGCACGGGCGAAGAATACGTGCGAGCGTCCCTTGAACTTCTCGGCACGTCCCGCGAGGTTCGCTTCGAACCGCGCCTCGGGATTCTCCGACGAGTACCCGTCGAACGGCCCGCCCCACGTATCCACGCACGTGATCACGTCGCCGGGCTTCAGCGCCTCATCGAGCATCCAGCACGCCGAGCGACCCTCGTGCGAGCCGACCTCCAGCCATCGGCACGGGTGCGGCAGGCGAGGCAGCACGTGCTCTCGCCATGCGTTCGTGCGCATCGAGAACCAGTCGTGCGTGAACTGGTAGCTCATGTGACCACCCGCCCCAGGTACTCGCGGATCAAGTCGCATCGGATGGCGGGCGGATTACCGCACGGGTGATAAACCAGGTCGCCGTGCTGCCAGTGGTTCGTCTGCCCGAGATGCACAGAGTTGAAAGCCCGTTTCGGCGCGATCGTCATGCGATCCGCTAGCCGCTCGCGGTGCTTCATCAGCCACTGCTGGACGTTCCACTCCATCGAGCGCCACTCGTCCTCTGCAGCGACGATGTCGGCGAGCAGCGACAGCGTGCCTTGAGTTGCACGCCACACGATCGACCCGCCGTTCACCAGGGCGTGAGCGCCGATACCCTCCTCGCAGATCGTCATGTGCGGCCCGAGATCGGGCACGTCCTCGATCCGGGTCGTCAGGTTCGTGATCACGCAGTCGGCGTCCAGCGTCCACACGAGGTCATGGTGTTCGAGCAGTTGCCCGATCCGCCAGAAGTTCGACAACGCCTGCGAGTACGCCTCGCACCGCCACACCATCGTGTAGTCGTGCCGCACGCAGTACGCGAGACGGTTCGCCACCGTGAGCTCTGCCCACGGCGTGCCGACACCCGCGCTCGTGAAGATCGCGACGCTCACGTGATCCGCACCGTCGTGCGTCCTTCGGTGCCCCACGATTTCTCGACGACGAGCCGTGCGACGTGCGTGTCGTCTCCCATCACGTCCTGCAATGCGTCGAGGACCGCCTTGCCCAGGTTGTCTACGTCGGGTCGCGGCAGTGCCGGTGCGGTCGGCTTCACGCCTGCCTTGTTCATGTGAGATTTCGGTCGTGCGAACACCGCGTCGATGACGACGCTGACTGGTTTCTCCTGCTCGCGGAGCCCGGCGACGCTTGCCGCTAATGCGATCGCCTGTCGGTAGGCGTGAACTGGATGGCTCTTCGGTACGTACGCGCGAGCGAACCCGCCCTGCGTTGACACTCGCGGGCGCGGTTGCGGCACCGGATCGCCGGGGATGGACAGCGTGATGGTCACAGCAGATCGAGCCCGTGCTCCGCACACTGACTCCGCAGCCACTCGCGGAGCTCCTGGTACGCCACCTCGACATCGTGGCCGAGCTCGCCGCCCTTGATCTCGGTGGCGAGGTGGTCATCGAGCAGGATGACGATCGACTTCGCCCGCGAGCCTTCGACGCAGTCGCGGAAATCGCCCTCGTCCTCGGGCAGGCGGAATCTCAGCGTGGCGGTTGGCATTCAGGCATCGTGCATGGCGAGTCAAGTTCGCCGGTCACGCTGCGAATCCAATCGAGGTAGAGCACCACGCGCGTGTGACCCGACTCCTCGCCGAGGACGTACTTCGTCTTCCCGCCGACGCGGGCCACGTACGAGTTCACGCCCACAATCCTCGTCGAGCCGTCGATCGCCGTCGCCCAGAGCGGGCCACCCGAGTCGCCAGGTGCGATGCACGCCGGGAGCGGCCCAGCGTCGGGCGTCCTGCGAATCGGGCAGACATACACGCCGTGCTCGATCGACCCGAGGACGCACGTCCCCGCCCGCAGCCGCTGGTCGCCGCCCGTGAGCCCGCGTGTGAGCGTGCCTGTCATCCCGTACCCAGCGGCGGCGGCGACGCTCCCGAGCCGCTCGGTGCCGTCAGCGAGCCGTGGATACACGTCGGCGTGCCGATGCCGCCCGAGCCGCACCAGGGCGATGTCGTGCCACCCGTGGATGCCCTCCCACTCGGGATGCCGCACGACGCGGTCGCACGCGAGACGCTCGCCGCCGATAACGACGGTCACCGCCGTCATCTCGTGCGGCACGTGTGCCGCCGTGAGCACCCAGTGCGGCGAGATGAGCGTGCCAGAACCAGCGAGCGGCACGCCTTCGGCGTTGTTGCCGACGACCCGCACGACGTAGCCAGAGAACGTCGCACCGTAGTCGAGGTAGCGGCCGTCGCCCTTCGACTCGTCAATCGTGGCGGCGGATGCCGCGAGGGCCGACACGGCGATGAGAGTCGCCACGAGTCGCATGCCCGATCATGGCACGCGAGGCTAGTGGCCTTGCAGTTAGCGGAGGCGTGATACACGGAAGCGGCGTAACATACGGACAGTAGAAACACAAGTTCTCCGACCGTCACTGCCGCAGCATGGCCTGCGAATACTCCCAGTCGGCGTCGCTCTCGGTGTAGCCCTTGAGTTGGTTTTCCCACTCCCTGTGCAGCACTGCCACTGAGACGCCACCTATCGGCAAGTATCCCTGTGCGATCAACAGTGCTACCTCCGTCTCCAGTGCCTTTGCGCTGCTCGCCGCCACCACGCGGTACGCGATAGTCGGAGAACCAAGCGATGCAACGGACGGCCCTGCTACGCCATGTGTCATGGTTGAGTCCTCCGGTGGCCGCCGTTGATCTTCCGTGTTCTCAAAACGATCCCGGCGGGTTCGGCGTGCCGGATTATCGGGCCGGTGCCTGCCCGCCGGGATCGCTGTGCTGCTCACCTCGTCATCCACATCAGCCCCCAGTTCGCCGTGCCGTAGCTCGCCCACACGACGAACCCTGCTGGCGAGCCCTTCCACCACTGCTCGATCGCGACAGCCCAGTAAAGCAGAGAGACGAACAGCAGAAGCGGTGCACTCATAAATCCTCCACGGGCGAAGCGGCGCACGGGTCCGGCACTGTCGGCGGTGTCCAGCCGCGCACGAGCCTGCCAGACAACCGCAGTTTTTTGATTCTTGATTGCACCCACGGTGCGCTTTCCAAAAACATGACTGACATGACTTCATCCAGCGGCGTCGGAGCCGGTGGCTCGCGATCGACAGGAATCTTGAAGCCTAGGACAGAGCGGCTATCGCCTCCTCGCGACACGTAACGACCTTGCATGGTGCGCCTCCCTGCGTCTCGATCTCCCTCATGCGTGCGACCTGCAGCGGCGTGGCTTTCTTGCCCGGCTGCTTCACTTCCAGGAACACCGCCTTGCCGCGTCGAAGACAGAGCAGGTCGGGGACGCCAGCCAACTGATGCGGACCGCCGTGGATCTTCATGACCCACCACCCTGCTTGTTTGGCTTCCCGAACTATCGCGGCGACGATGTTGGATTCCCGTGGCATTCCGTTGCCCCTTGAACAGCGTCGCCGTTGAAGCAGCGACGGCATGATTCACATACCCGAACAATCGACTCGCTCAGATTGAGCGGGCAGTCTCTCGCAATCGGCTGCGATCCGTCAAGGTCATAGCCATGCCGAAACACAACAGGAGCAACGTCGTCGCTTGGAGACTCTCCTCGATCGCACTGGTACGACCAGAACCACTTCAGGCCGCGAGGAGCCAACACGCGAAACTCTTCCAGCCTTGCCCACGATGCCCGATCTACCGAAAAGTGAACGTAGACGTTGTCGCGAGGCTGAATCGTTGAAGCGATCTCAGGCTTGCGCGTGACGACCCACTGCGGCACGCCTGGAAGCATCAAGGCTACGGCGTCGATGCAGGCTGGCGTCTCAGCTACGAGGTCGCCGCCGCCGCACCAGCGAATGAACGTGAGCCGCAGCCGCGTTGACCAATGAGCGATGCGACCGGCGAGCCTCTGCGGATCGGCACGCAATGAGTTCAAGAGCCGATGCTGCTTTGCCAAGCTCGCCGTCCAAGTCGCGGGGCCACGGGCGAAGTAGCACGTATCGGAACACACGAGCGTTGGCGTGCACGTCCCGATGATCGGGAAGTTCAGCGAATGCCCGGTGACCTTGTTGGTCGAGAATGGATTCTCCGACGGGCCGAGAGGCTCATCGTGCCACTGCGGCTTTCGTGCCAGCGTAGCGACGCTCATGCCGCCACTTGACAGTCGCTGTCAAGCAAACCGCCCCGCCGTGCTGGAGATTCACGGCGGGGCGGCTACTGGGTTCCGTGGATACGTCGCCTCTCACGGTTTGGCGATCCATGCGGCCGATGACTGCAGCCGCTACGCCGAGGACGCGGCGAGGTATTCCTCGATGCGTGTCTTCAACTTCTCGTTCGTGTCGCGAAGGTGCTCCAGATACCGACGCCCGTTTGGCTCGGCGTCCGCCTCTGCGATCGTCATGCCCTTGAACCGCCCGTACTGGAAACGGAACTCAGCCCAGTCGGCTCGCGGCTCAGCCGCAGCCGACCTAGCTGCGGCATCAACCCGCATCCGAACGCCGCAGAACGCGCACGCCAGAACGTCCTGCCTCGGCCCTTTCATCGGGACGAACTCGCCAACGTGTTCCCACGACGACGCCGAGCAGCGGTAGCAGACGAGGTTACTTTCGTAGAGGTCGATCATGATTCCTCAACGTCAAAAAGCCAATTTTGAACAGCGACGCGCGGCGGTTCGTATCCCGTCTCGAACACCTCCCAGTAGTCCAGGAACCGTCGTAGCGAAGACGGATAGACGCTCTTCTGAATGATTCCGTTGTCGTCGCACAGCGTTGTCGATGGAACGAGAAACAGCTCGTCTTCGTGCTTGAGCGCCAGCACGTCGCATTCAGAAGTCACATAGCCTCGCAGCCCTCCATTCGACTTCACCGGGATGCGATTGGTGATGTCGATGCGTCCGCTTTTTTGTACTTGGTCAATATGTTTGCACTGCACTTTGAGTCCGTTCACTCGCAAGTCTTCGCGGCCTTGTGGTTCTTCAACGCACAGCCCGCGCTCGCGGCACGCAGCAGCGAAATCGGACTCCCATCGCTTTCCTTTGTGGTTTGAGTCCCAGCACAGCACTTCTTCGCGTATTTCGGTCAAAAGCGCTTCGAGCCTCCTTGCTCGTCGATTCATAGCACCTCCATGCGTGGCACCCGCCTTCCGGCCTTGCCCTCGTTCACGACGTACAGATTCCGTCTCGCACGCGTCACGGCGACGTAGGCGATGCGGTGCTCCTCGTCTGCTTGGTCAGGGTTCTCCATGCCCTGCTCGACGCGGGAGCCGATCGTGGTCAGCACGGCGACGTTGTCGGCTTCGGCACCTTTGACCGAATGAATCGTTCCGACGCGGATGCGTGGGTTCGCCGCGAGTTCGGCCCCCCACGTCACGGCCTGCCGCCGCCACTGCTCACCGCGATCAACCAGCGAGCACCACGAGCCAGACCGGATCGCATCGATGCCAGCCTCGGCGACGCCGACGCTGGAAAGGTCGGACGCGAAGATCGTGTCCCAATCGTCGCAGTGTTCCTTCGCCCAGCGCGTCTTTGTGCCGCGTGTCAGAATCGGCTGCTTGTCCTTGTTCGTCGTCGGCAGAAGTTCGAGAGCGTGCGCCCACTGCTTGCCACTGATCGGTTCGTCTCGCTCCAGCGCGAAGAGCGCCTTGAGCCCGTCGCCTCGGTTCGTCGCTCCGTCGGGCGACTTCACCCAGCGGCACGGCTTTCCGGCCACGTGCAGGGCTGCGATCATGCGTTTTGCGTGGTAGTTAGTACGCGCTAAAAAAAGCCAGTCCTCATTCGGATTGGCGATGCTGATCGGTTTTTCGAGGTCATCGGCCTCGAAAACGCACCCGACATGATCCGCTGGCGCGACGCCGCGATCGAAGTAGCCACGCTTCATCCTCCGCAAGCACCGCTCGCCGAGCTCAAGAATCGGAGCAGGGCAGCGGTAGGACTTCGGCATGGTCCGTTCCTTCGCGGCGGGCCAGCCGAGGAAGCAATCCGCCGACGATCCTGCGAAGCCGTAGATCGCCTGGAACGGATCGCCGACGACGTAGCACCACTTCACGCTCGGTGCCGTCACGAGACGCTTGCACACGATGTCGAGCAGCGGACTCGCGTCCTGCTGCTCGTCGAACAGCCACGCCTCGACGGGCGGCAAGTAACCTTCCGGCTCGACGCGGGAGATGCCGCTGGAAGGATCGACACGCAGTCCAGCGAATCGCGTCAGCAGGTCGGTGAAGTCGAGCCGATCTTCGACGCGCTTCGCCATCTCGTACCGTTCGGATATGCGAACAATCGCCGCATAGTCGGGAACGTCGTCATCCACGGATCGCATCCGCCTCACGACCTCGTCTAGAGGCATCAGCGACGACCGGCACAGCGACCAGCAGTTGAGCGAGGCAGAGACGACCGGATCGCCGATGAACCGCTGCCTTCCGACCTCGTCGTCCAACTCCGTCGAGAGCCGCACGCCGAGCACGTTGCTGATCCACTCCAAGTCCTTCTGCGTGTCGCCGATCAGTTGCCCCGGCTGCACCTCCAAGCATCGCTTGCAGGTCGAATGCACGGTGCGGAACCAACCACGGCCCTCCAGCAGGCTCGGATCGACGCCCCACGCCACGCTCGCCCGCCCGACCGCCTCGGCCCGCGCCGCCCGCGTGAAGCTCGCGAATCCAAGGCGTAGAGGGTCGTTGCCTAACTGCGGCAGGGCTCCCTCCATGATCCGCAACAACTCGGTCGTCTTTCCGCTGCCAGCGGCACCGATCAGTCTCGCTATCTTCACAGGCACCCCCTCGCAGGAGTCATACAAAAAGTTGACACGATCTTTTTTTGGTTCCAAAAACCGTTTTCTCGCGGTTTTTCACGGCACGTTTGGTGCCGCGTTTTACGGCACCAAACGCACGTTGACGGGAAAAACGAACTGCCGCGAAGCCTCAGAGGGTATGTATTTTTTTCCTATACAACGCCCTCGGCACGCTCCGTAGCCGCCATCTCCTCCAGCACAGCGAACTCCCTCCGAGACCACACCACGTACGATTTGCGGGCTCCTCCGAGATGACGGTGTTCCCGGTGGGTGAAGTCCCGATCGCCTCCGATACGGGCCAGCAGACGCCTCTTGAGGGCAATCCGCTCACCGTCGTTCACCCGGTGCTGCCGCTCGATGTCCTCCCAGACTTTGCCCCAGGCGAACCAGAGCGTGCCGTCCTGCCGCCACGACGCCCGTCCGGTCGGATCGGGTACGTCGTCGTCCGACGGCTGCGACGCCTGCGACAGCCGGTCGTAAAGCCATGTAGCCAGGAGCACGTACCGCAGGCTCGATGCTCCTGGCTGCTCGTGGGACGGGTTGTCCAAGAGCTTCGCCTTGACGCCGCGAGCCGTGTGACTCGTGCGTGCCTTGCCGTCGTCGTCGCGGGAGTCCACGACCTTGTAGCCGCCGTCCCAGATTTTCTTCCACCGCTTCGGATCATCGTCGAGCATCACCGTACCCGTCGCGGCCAGCACCTGCGCCGCCGTCTTCGTAGCAGAGCGGTACTGATCCACCGTCAGTGACACGTTGCCCGTGCCGTCGGCTGTGTGCTGACGCCACGCGGGAACGTGCAGCCGGTACTCCAGTGGGTCGGAGTGGACGACCGTCAGCCGCCATTCGCCCGGCCCCCACTCGGGATCGCTGCCGGAATCCGGCACGAGCGGTGCGAACGAAAGCCCGATCTCCGTGAACACCCGCTGCCATCCCTGCGTCGGAATCGCAGCCCCGGTGTTGCGCGGAGTAGGCGCGATCGTCGCCGCCGCCGCGATCGCGGCCCGCTCGTCCACGCCTGCCGATCGGTTCTTTCGCACCCACGAGATCGCCGAGCGATAGACCGCCACAATCTCGGAGTCTTCGAGCGGCGGCTTGCACATCACGACGTTGACGGCACGCAACTTGAGCAGCAGGTCTTGCTGCTCTCGCTCATCGTCGAGGTTCGGCCCCGCACGAAACGCCTCCGAGACGGCGAAGCGGTGCAGTTCGTTGTTCCGCTCTCCGGTCTTCACGTCGCGGTGCAGCACCTCGCGCGCTGGCGACCTCGCTACGCTCGTCCGCAGTTGCCCGCTGCCGTCGTCATTCCAGAGCAGGGCGACCAACTTCTCAGGAAGCGGTGCCAATTCCACGTCGTCCGGCGACAGTCCCGGAACCCAATCGTAGTAGACGCCGGTATGGTGCCGACTCGGCGGCAGCACCGACTGCGCCGCCTTGCCGCCGTTGCCGATACGAACCTCGATGCCGAGCGGCTTGCGCACCTGCACCGCAGGCAGACCCTCGTCCCAGCGGAACAGCCGATGCGGACCACGACCGGCGCGATACGTCGGCGTCCAGACTTCACCCAGGCCGAGCGACTCCCACGCCGCCTTCGCATCGTCGTCGTCAAGCTCAACGTCCACGACGCCAGACGCAGGCCCGAGCAGGACTCCAATGTTGACCGGCTTGTTGCCCTGAAACCACGACAGGATCGTCTCCTCGTCGTCCGATGCGTGCAGTTGCCAGCCGTCTCCTCCTGCCGGGTGCTTGCCCGGCGTCCCGCAGTCCTTGCCTTTCCAGCAAGTGCAGACCTTTGGCTCGGTGACGCCGTAGAGCGGCACCAACTTCCATCCTCGCGCCGCGTACGAAAGCGCGACGTTCACAATCGACGTGGTCATGATTCCTCCGTGTGATGAGAGCCCCCCCGCCGCGTCTCCACGCGGCGGGGGGTACATGCGACCGACGAGCCGATCCCTGACTACGACGCTTCCTGCGTCACGTCGATCTGAGTCGCCACGCGGGACAGCGGCACCGTGTAGAGCCGCTTCACGATCTCGCCTTCCTCCTTCGAGAGCGTGCCGGTGAGCTTCGGCACGATCTGCGAGTAGGGCTGGCCGCCCGCGTTTTCAACCCGGTCGAGCGTCAGGCTGACCACCGCGCGGAAGTGCGGCACCGGAAGCCGCTTCACGAACGGCGTCACAGTCTTCAGCGACCCCGGCCCAGCCGTGACCAGCAGCGGCCACGCCTCGTCCTGCCGCAGCACGGCGAGCAGCCTGCTCTCCTTGCACCGCTTGCCGCGACCGGACTTGCTCGTGCCGTACTGGTTGTACGGAAGCCTCGTCCAGTCATAGAGCCGGTCGCCAACGCGACACGACTCCAACGCAT